GTCGGCGCTCCAAGAAGAACTACCGAACAACAAGTGGATGGCGCAGTATCAGCAGAACCCGACATCTGAGGTGTCTGCTATCGTCAAACGTGAGTGGTGGCAAGTGTGGGAGGAAGAAGACCCACCGCCTTGTGAATACATACTGATGGCGTGGGATACAGCGTTCGAGAAAAACAGTAGGGCTGACTACTCAGCTATGACGGTATGGGGTGTGTTCTACCAACCGGATGATGCTGGAGTAACTCAGGCTAATATTATAATGCTCAATGCCTTCCGAGACAGGATGGAGTTCCCGAAACTCAAGAAGGTAGCTATAGAGCAGTACGACAGTTGGCAACCGGACTCATGTATTGTGGAGAAGAAAGCATCAGGTGCACCACTCATCTACGAGATGCGAGCAATGGGTATTCCCGTACAGGAGTTTACGCCGACGCGAGGTAATGACAAAATAACGAGACTTAACTCCGTGTCGGATCTTTTCGCTTCTGGCATGGTGTGGTCACCGAACAGGCACTGGGCTGAAGAAGTTATTGACGAGGTTGCTAGTTTCCCGGCGGGGGAGCATGATGACTACGTGGATTCTGTGTCACTAGCCCTGATGCGGTTTAGAAAAGGTGGGTTTATAAGGTTGCCTTCTGACGAACCAGAAGAAGAGCAATACTTCAAGCAACGTAGAGGCGGGTACTACTAATGGCTATTGAAAAAGGATTGTACGCCATGCCAGAGGGCATGGAAGAAGAAACAAGCGAGTTGGAGATTGAAATCGTCAACCCAGAGATGGTGACCTTAGACGACGGCACAGTAGAGATTACGATTGTCCCCGACGCGATGGATACAGATATTGCTAATGCACCGTTCGATGCCAACCTTGCTGAGTACATGGATGATGGTCAGCTAACTGAGCTGTCGGCTGATCTAGTTGCTGCGGTAGATGATGACATAGGTTCACGACGTGATTGGGCTGAGACTTTTGTAAAAGGTCTTGAAGTCCTAGGGTTTAGTTACGAAGACAGGACTGAGCCGTGGGAAAACGCCTGTGGTGTATATAGTACAGTATTAGCAGAAGCAGCTATCCGATTCCAAGCGGAAGCAATGAGCGAGACGTTCCCAGCAGCCGGTCCAGTGAAGACTCAGATTTTGGGAGAAATTACCCGCGAAAAGGAAGATGCGGCCTTACGCGTCAAAACAGACATGAATTACGAGCTTACAGATGTGATGGTCGAGTATCGCCCTGAACACGAACGTATGCTTTACAGCTTGGGACTCGCAGGATCAGCATTCAAGAAGGTCTACTACGATCCTAACATTGGTCGTCAGATTGCTATCTACATCCCCGCAGAAGATATGGTTGTCCCCTACGGAGCCTCTACGTTAGAAGCAGCGGAGCGCGTTACTCATATCATGCGTAAGACCAAGAACGAGATGGTCAAACTGCAAGCAGCAGGGTTCTACAGAAACGTAACATTAGGCGATCCGGTCGCATTCTCTACAGATATTGAAGAAGCTAAGGCTGAACAAGCTGGAATGTCGGTAACATCGGATGATCGGTACGCTGTATACGAGATTCATGCTGATTTAGTGCTAGATGAAGTGGATGGAGAGGTTGTTGACGACGAAGATGACCTACAAGTAGCCAAACCTTACGTGGTTACCATCGAAACAGGCACAGGAACGGTACTTGCGGTACGTAGAAACTGGAACCCTGACGATTCTTTGACGCTCAAGCGTCAACATTTTGTCCATTATGTCTATGTTCCGGGCTTTGGCTTCTATGGTCTTGGTTTAATACACATTATTGGTGGATATGCAAGGGCTGGAACGTCATTAATCCGTCAATTAGTTGACGCTGGTACGCTTTCTAACCTACCGGGTGGCCTAAAATCGCGTGGAATGCGCGTTACAACGGGTGATACCCCTATCGGGCCGGGTGAATTTAGAGATGTGGACGTACCCAGCGGGTCAATACGGGATAATATCCTGCCATTACCTTATAAAGAGCCAAGTCAGACGTTACTTGCGCTATTAGACAAGATCACAGAGGAAGGTCGCCGTCTTGGAGCGATCTCTGACATGAACATCTCCGATATGAGCGCAAATGCGCCAGTTGGAACAACATTAGCTCTACTTGAGCGTACATTAAAGCCAATGGCAGCGGTACAATCTCGCGTCCATTACGCGATGAAGCAGGAATTTAAGCTTCTTAGAGCGATTATGGCTGAATATGCTCCATTAGAGTACGGTTATGAGCCTGATCGTGGTACTGCCCGCGCCCGCCAAGCGGACTACGCCACGGTGGAAGTAATTCCTGTCAGCGACCCCAATAGCAGCACGATGGCACAACGAGTTGTGCAGTATCAAACCGTGTTGCAGATGGCACAGGCCACCCCACAAATCTACGATCTACCCCAGTTGCACCGTCAGATGATCGAAGTGCTAGGGATCAAGAACGCAGATAAGTTAGTACCTACTGACGACGATATGAAGCCAATAGATCCAGTCAGCGAGAATATGAACGCCCTAGTAGGGTCTCCAATGAAAGCCTTTATGTTCCAAGACCATCAGGCACATATAACAACCCACCAAGCCTTTATGCAAGACCCCATGATTGCTCAAACCATAGGGCAGAATCCAATGGCTAACCAGATTATGGGTGAGCTACAGGCTCATATTGCAGAGCATACTGCTTTCTTATATAGACAACAGATAGAGCAGAAGATAGGTGCTCCATTACCGGCTATAGATGAAGAGTTACCGAAAGAGCTAGAGAATCAAATTGCTCAACTACAATCAAAAGCAGCAATACAGCTTACGCAGACGCATGAACAACAAGCGGCACAGCAACAGGCACAGCAACAGGCACAAGACCCTGTGATTCAAATGAGACAGGAAGAGCTAAGGCTAGAAGCTGGCGAGCTACAGCGTAAAGCAGCTAAAGATGCGGGAGAGTTGGCGATAGACCAAGGGCGGCTAGAGCTTGATAGAGAAAAAGCAGAAGCCACAACAGTGCTAGAAGCAAACCGTATATCGTCGCAGAACGACCAAGCTCAAGCTAAGAACGATCAGGCGGAAGCTAAGATTATGGTTGATGCCACTAAAGCTGCTACTGAAGAACGACGAGACAGAGCTGAAGCCCAACGAGATAGAGATGAAGCGCTCCGTGATAACCGAGAGGATAGATAATGGCTGCTAATGATGACGAGGACGATCTTTTACTAGCTGATGGCTTTGATGCGGCCTTTATAGGGACAGGAGAGCGTTGTGGTCACCCGAACATTGCTGTCTATGACAGGGATATGTGTATAGACATACTGGCTAATGATATGCCATACGAAGAAGCAGTAGAGTATTTTGAGTTTAACGTTGCCGGTGCATGGGTAGGAGAACAGACCCCCATCTTTGTTGATCTTAAAGAGGAGCGATAATATGAAGGGTGTTAAACATTACAAAAGAGATGGAACTGAATTTAAAGGTAATACACACAAGATGTCTGATGGCACTTTGCACAGTGGGAAAAACCATACTAAGGGCAGTGTGAAGTTATTTCACCTAAAAGACCTGTCTGCTACGGCAAAAAAGAAAGCTAAGAGGTAACGGATAATGGCTAAAACCGTCTTTGACGTGCTAACAGATAAACTTACAGACCATAAACGGTCTAGCGAAGAATTTGTACGGTCCGGTGCAGCTAAAGACTACGCCGCGTATAAAGAAGTGTGTGGTGTGCTTCGGGGTCTGGACACCGCGCTACGTGAAATAAATGACCTCTCGCGTAACTATATGGAAGAAACCGATGACTGAACCAACAGCTCTTGAGAAGAAGCGACAAGAAAAGATAGACGAGATGAAAATATCCGAGGAAGACATGGATGCTTACATCCCTAAACCTGTAGGTTACCGGGTGCTTGTAGCACTCCCAAACGTAGAGGAGACGTACTCTAGCGGTATTATCAAAGCTGCTAAGACAGTGCACGAAGAGTACATTCTTTCTACTATTGGAGCTGTAGTGGATATGGGCGACGAGGCTTACAGCGATAAAGAACGATTCACAAACGGACCGTGGTGTAAGGTTGGGGACTATGTAATGTTCCGAGCTAACACTGGAACACGGTTTAAACTAGGCAACCAAGAGTATCGTCTGATGAACGATGATTCTATTGAAGCGGTTGTCGCCAATCCGAGAGCCATCACTCGTGCGTGAGGAATAGACTATGCCAATGCAACAAGTAGAGTATGAATTTCCAGACCCTGATAAAATTGACGCTGCTGCTGAAGTAGAAGTAGCCGAAGAGGAAACAACTCCTGATGTAGAAGTAGAAGGGGCTGTAGGTCGAGAAGAGCTTCAGAAACCGGGTCAGAAGAAAAACGTAATAAAAGATGGTGAGGTTGAAGTTGAAGTAGTAGACGACACTCCACCTGCGGATCGCAATAGAAAGCCCTCAGATCCTCCTGAAGAGGTAACTAACGAGGAGTTGGAAAATTACTCTGAAAAGGTTAAGAAGCGCATACAGCACTTCAGTAAGGGCTATCACGATGAGCGGCGTGTAAAAGAACAGGCTCTACGTGAGAAAGAAGAAGCTATTGCTTATGCCAAAACACTCGTAAAGGAAAATGAACGCCTTACGGGTACAGTTACTAAAAACCAAAGCGTAATGCTTGAGCAAGCTAAGCAAACGGTTGCGCAAGAATTAGCAGTAGCTAAAAAACAATATAAAGAAGCCTATGAGTCTGGAGACTCTGATGCTATTGTAGAGGCTCAAGAAGCTATTGCTACAGCTAAGATACGATCTGATAAAGTAGAAAGTTTTAAACCTCCTGCTTTACAACAAGAAGAAACTGCTGTACAAGTTCCTGAACAAACGGCTGAAACCCAAACAGTACGCGATAAACGTGCTGGAGAGTGGGCAGCAGAAAATACGTGGTTTGGCGAACAAACCCCCGATGGGTTAGAAATGACCGCATTTGCGCTAGGGATGGACGCTAGACTTAAAAAAGAGGGTATAGACCCTCAATCAGATGAATACTACGAGAAGATTGATTCTCGTATGCGTCAGGTCTTTCCTGACCAGTTTGACGAGAGTATCGAAGACGAACCAGAGGAACCAAAGAGGAAGCAAAGTAATGTGGTTGCCCCCGCTACGCGGAGCACAGCACCTAAGAAGGTGCGACTAACGCAAACACAGATAGCTTTAGCCAACAAACTAGGAGTATCTCTAGCTGATTACGCCCAACAGGTAGCTGAA